TGTGACCGTCGCGGTCGACGTCGAGTCGGTGTTGATGCTCGACACGCTCAGGATGCCCGTAGCGTTCGAGCCGGAGCCCGAACCGGAGATCACCTGCGTGTCGAGGTTGATCGCGTAGCGGCCGTATAGCTCCTCGTAAATGACCTGGTCGATGCCGGGCACCGAACGGTCGAGCAGCTGCTGGGAGAGGTCCTGCTGACCAGCGATCGTCTTCACGCCAACGCTGTACGAGCCGGTCGTGATGTCGGTGCTGGAAACCGAACCGCCGTCCGTCTGCGTCGCGGTCGTGGCACCCGTCGCGACGGACGGGAAGTTGATCGAGTCGGTCCCTGCGGGGAGCGGCATCGATCGGCACGCATCCGCGACGGCGCGGCCGGCCTTCGCGAGCGCGATCCAGTCCTCCTGCGCCCACAGCGGGGGAACGAACTCGCCGCCCGTGCCGTCGGTGGAGTTGATAGCGCGCTTCTCGGCAACCTCGCGGCCGTGGCGGCGAAGACGCTCCTGCGCGTCCTGGTCACCCTCGAGCTTCGCGAGAGCCATGTCGCGAATGTGCGACGTGTACGGGTCGTTCTTGCGGTAGACGGACTCCTCACGGGTGACGCTCACATCGGTGTGCGTGTCCGTCTTGGTGTCCTCGACCGGCTCGACGGGGAGCGCGGCGCGCGCCTCCTCGAGGTTGCGGTGACGCTCGAGCTTGGCCTTCGCGCCGGCGTGCGCCTGGCGGGCCTCCTCGAAAGCGTCGGCGAGAGCATCGAGGTCCGCGTCCTCCGCGGCGGTTTCGATCGCCCGGTGGGCGGCCTCCATCGCCTCGAAGCGGGCGCGAACGTCCTGCTCCATGGTCTTGAGGTCCATGTGGACCCTCCTGTTGGCTAGTTTTGGTGAACTAGCGAGCGGCCCGTTCTAGGGCCAGGAGACGTCCGCTCCGCTCAAGCAGCTCGCGATGCTTGAGGGCCTGACTCTCCCTTGGGTCGTTTGTGGTCGCGTCGCTCGAGGCCATCTCCGCCCCCGTCGGGGCGTCGCGCTCCTCGTCAGCGACCGTGGGAACAACCGTCTCGTCCGCAGCGTCACGCGCCATCGCGTCGGTCTGCGGGTAAGCGGGATACGTGACCGGGCTCACGTCGTACAGGGAGCCGATCTCAAGGATGGTGCGCAGGATCGTGCCGTCGTCGCGTTCCTCCCAGCGGTCGCGCTCGACCGTGAACGCGAACGACGACTGCCCGACATACCCGTCGCGGATCAGCGCCCTGACGTCACGGGCCTGTTGCGTGTCCGGGGGGATCGCGTAGTAGTGCAGCCCGCGTGGGTCCTCACGCAAGTCCAAAGTGTTGTTGCGCACGGCGCCGAGAACGATGTTCGGGTCGTGGTTGAACAGCGCGCGGGTTTCGCTTGACCGGGCGGGGTCGTCCAACGCGCGTTTGAACGCGCCACGCGCGAGAACCTCCGTGAAGCCACCGAGGTCATGGGATTCGCGGTCGAATACGGCAGCGTGCCCACGGATCACCGGGCCGTCGGTGCCGTCCCGGTCCTCGAGGGAGATCTCTGTCGGGGCGGCGAGCTCGCGACGCTCAGAAACCTTGAACGCGCGTTCCTCGCCGGCCGGCGAGCGAACCGTGACGACGCTATGCGGGGTGGGGGCGTCGTGCAGCGTGCGCCGCTCGACGGTCAGGGGCTGCTTCATCCTGGCTCCTAGGTGGCCGGCTCAGCCGGCTCGATCACTTCGTCGGCGGTTCCCGAACCACCATGGTTCGGGGCGCCACCGACGGGTGTCTGCTGAATCTCGTCCCCACCCTCGATCGGTGGGAGGTCTTCCTTCGCGCGAATCTCGTTCGCGGACAACCAGCCCGCCTGCCGCGCCTGCACATACGCCGCGTACCGTGTGCCGATGTCCGCGCGGAGCAGGCCGTCGGGCAGGAACTTGCAGAACAGGTCCGGCTCCCCTGGCGCCAAATCCGGGTCCGGGAACAGATCGGCGTCCGTCGCGAGGGCCTGCTCGATACGCGCAAGGTTCGGGCCGATCGCGAACGTCAACAGCCGCTGGTTCTTCTCCTCAAGCGGCGCCCGTGGGGAATCGTCCGCGCCACCGATGTCGTAGGCGTGAAGCCGGAACATCCGGGCGACCTCCTCGACATTGAACCGCTGCCCCTCGATGTACTGGGCGTCCTGCGGGCTGATCCCAATGCTCTTGACGTCATACCCGTTCGGGAGCACAACCGACTTGTGGCTGTTCGGGGTGCCGCGATGCTGCGCCTGCCACGAATCCCGCGCCTCATCACGCTGCGCCTTCGTCGTGCCCTCACTCGCCGTGATCACCAGACCCGGGGTCGCGTCGTTCGCGAAAAACCGGCCGTAAAACTCAGACGCGGCGATCGCCGTACCAAGAGTGTTGCGATGCAACGTCACCGGCGAGATCCCGATGTACGGGCTGTCGAACAGAACGCACGGAATGTAAAGGACGTCCGCCCGGGTCAGCGTCGTCGTCTTGCCGTTGTCCTCCGAGCGAACATCGACAACCAGTTCCCCGGACTGCACTCTGGCCTGGCAACGCACCGGCTCGATCGGCAACAGCTCGAGCACCCGCTTGTCCGTGCGGACCAGGCTCTTGCTCTTCAACGCGAATGCGCCGCCCCATCCCTGAAGGCACGCCGTCAGATAGCTGTAAAACCCGAACGCGGACTGCTCCTGGTTCGGGCGATCATGCAAAAGCTCCCACTGCCAGGTGTCGCGGGCGCGTTCCTTGCTTTCATCCTCGAGCTCCCGGTACACCACCATCGGCAGCGAACCGGTCGTCTCCGCGTACAGCCTGATCGACGCCATCGCCGCCGGCAACCCCGCAGCGTCCGTCACCGACACACGCCTGCCGGACGTCGTCCACAACCCGAGCGGGTTCTGCGACGGGCGCGGAATCACATCCGTGCCGGCGAACATGTTGCTGGACCGCTTGACGATCACATCCCCGCGACGGGTCGCGGCGATCATACGTAAAGCACCTGCACGCACAGAACGTTCCGCTCGGGAATGTCCGTGCGGCCGTCGAGCAGCACCCGCTCCGGGCGCCCCTCATGCTCCAAAAGGTGGTAGCACGACTCGAACGAGTAATGCCCTGCCCGCAGACCGGTCCAAATCCCCTCGAAAGTATCCCCGTTGTGGAGATGGATGCGCGCCTTGCGCGCCTTGAAAGCTCGAAGCCTCACCAGACCTCCACAACATGGTCTTGCGCCGGGCGGCGGGCAACGTCAAACGCCATCACCAACGCCATCAGCGCATCGATCGGCCGCTTGGCCTTCGGGTTCTTCGCGAGCCGCCACCGCTCGCCGCTCATCTTCTGATGCCCCGCCATCACATGCGCCGCAAGGACACGATCGCCGTCATGGACGAGCTGCCGGCTCACGATCGCCTCATACAGGCCGATACTCGCGTTACTCATCCGCTCCGGACGCTGCGGGAACTCCACCATCAGCACACCCTCATCCGAAAGCATCTGGGCGGACCGCTCGAAGCTCCAAGGGTCGTAAACCACCGCTTCGACATCGAAGAGGCCGCAAAGCTCGCGGATTCGGTGCTCAACCACCTCAAGCTGAAGGCTCTGACCGTCGCCCGGCGGTGTGAACACCTCCGAACGCACGACAAAACGACCATCCGCCCGGCACCACACCAGGCTGATTGCAGTGGTGTCCTTCTTCAACCCGATGTCCACCCCGGCGATCACCGAGGACCCGTCAGGGATCGACGCCCCAGCCTCGAAACACTCATCCCACGCGCCGGCGGGCAACCAGGTGCCGTCAAGCTCGAACGGCAGGTTGCACACGAAGCGCAACCAGTGCGCCTCGGTCATCGTTGCCGCCTCGCGCTTCTTCCGCAGAACCTCGGCGGTCAGGTCTGACCGTGGATTCGCTGCGGCCACAACATCCATGTCGCTCGCGGCCTCGCGATCAGGCACCCGGAAGTCGTGAAGCACGATCCCGTCCGCAGCAGCACGAAAATGGCAGGGCGAAAGCTCCTCGCGCGACTCGGCCGTGTCGTGGATGCGCTGACGCGTCTCCTCGAACTCGGCGCCAGGCTCGCCACCGGTCGAAATCGCGACGATCTGCGCGTCGCGCTTCACAAGCTTCCCCACCCACGTCCGGTAAAGCCGCAGATCGCGATGGCGATGGAGCTCGTCCACCAGCGCCACGCCGCCCGGGATGATGCCGTCACCCGTCCGGTCGTCAGCCGCGTACACCTGCAAACGGCCGCCCGTGCGAAGGCACTTGATCCGCCGGTAGCCCTCCTGGCATTTGAACCGCTCGCGCAGGCCCGGGGTGCGAATCACGAACCCCTCGGCCTGCCGGTACATGATCTCGGCCTGCTCGCGGCTCGATGCCGCGATGGGGATCATCGCCGACGGCGTGAAATCACCGTAGTACAGCCCGAGATGACCGAGGAACGTCGTCTTGCCGTTCCCCTCCGGGATCACCCACCAGTTCTCACGATGCCCCGCGAAGAGATCCTCCACGAGAACGAGCTGGAACTCCTCGGGCTCAAACTGCGCGCCGTTATCAAGGACGCACAACCGCGCGTAAGAGCGGTAGTGGTCGACCGTGAACGGCTGCGGGCTAGGACGTTTTGCGGTTGCGTCGCGCCTGGAGCTCGTCGGGCGGGTCGAGCGCGTCGAACCCGGTGGCCGTTTGGTCGTCGTCATCCCTCCGAAGTTCCTCAAGCAGCGTCTTGATCGCCGGCACGCTGATCGAACGGTCCGTGATCGCGTCCGCCAACAGGGTCAACAGGTCGTCACGTGTCGGAAGGTCAGCCATCCCAAACCCACAAACTAGTTGCACAGCAAACTTTTTCTCGCGCGGAAT